ACCTCCTTGTTAATCTTAGAAGTATTAATGCCTTTAGCACTATCAACTAAGAATTTTATCATTGTTGTTTTTTCATCATCCGTTTTTTCAACGAACCCTATGTTTTCCATCTGCTCTCCAGTAACGGGGCTAAGTTCTGACTCGTTTTCAGATGATATAACAATTCCATTTTCTTTATCATAAAAAACATTTTCTAGTACTGTTGAATCTCCCTTGATAACATCTACGCCATCAACCTTTTCAACCGATACAATATTTGCAAACTGATTTGCTGGGGAATCTACAAGACTCAACTCAACTAAATCGTAATCCTTAATAATTCTAATCTGTGAGTCTGACTTTTCATCATAACCATCATCCCACTTATTCATTCTTCCACCAATAGAAAAACCAGTTAGTGTTCCATCAAGAACTTTTTCCCAGGTATCTTGTGCTCCTTTTGAAACATATGCTGACACAAAAACTCCCTTATAAAACTTCTTACTCTCTGGATCAAAATACTTGTCTTCTTTAAAGTTAACCATTTTGCCTACTGCTAGTGGCTGATGCATTTCTCTAATGTTTCCACGAAACTTTGCAAAAGCATTCATTGATGCTTCAGATGTAACTATGTCCATCTGCTTGTCAAGGTTATCTAGTGATGCAAAGCCTGAAACGATACGACGCTCTTTGTCGACCTTGTTAAAGGGCATTGAAAGACGAAGATTTTCCCCATCTGAATTCCAATGGGCTTTGGATATATTGCTCACCATTATATTATAAGCCCCTTTTTATACATATATCACATATTGGACATATTGGACATTAAGGAGTTTGTCGTCCCTCTCCCTTTGGTGCTCTGCCAGCAACTGTTGAAGTGCTGTCGGAATTACTATTTGTTCTCTCTGCGTCTCTAGATCTTGTAGTTCTTGCCTCTGCAGATGCTGCTGGACTTAGATCTAAGACATCATCTCCACCGTCTCTCTGTGGCATATCTAGAACAACTCTTGCTTCGTTTGGAGTCATAATCTGATTTTTTACATATCTTTCAAGAATCTGAGATTGTGCAATTTCATCTGTTAGTGTTAACTCGTTAAAAACAAACTCAATAATATCTGTCTTTTCACGAATAATTTTATTGATCATTTTTTCAAGTTGTCTTTGTGCTGGTCTTGCAACCTGCTCCTTAAAGGTGCGATCCTGTGCAAGTGCTGCTGCAATAGAACCAGAATCGCCACCTCCAAGTTTAGACAGTGGTACTTGATGTGCTACTAAGATATCATCACGGTTTTGTTTACGATACTCTTTAAATGAGCCGTCCTGTATACCGTCTTCGATGGGCTCCATCTTAAATTCAACCTTGTTGTTTTCGCTATCACCTGGAAGTGGAATATATAGCGTTCTGTGCGATTGCCCTCTGAGACTTGTTTGCAAGAATCTAAACATCTTATCTTCTGCATCTCCAGAAAGTTTTGCACCCTTCAACGTTACAACATAACGTGGTACTGCTTTGTTTGCAAAGTAATCAATATTATATTGTGAAGCAAGTGAGTCTCCATGTAGTGAGTTGATTGCCGACATAATGTCTGGCACTCCGTAGAAAGTATTAAGAGGTGAGTACTGCTTGAAGTGAATTATCTCGTTAGGTCTAGCATCTGTTGTTAGTGGGTTTTGGTTCTTTGCTCCAAAGTTACGGAAGTATACAATCTTGTTTCCAATGATCTGTACGTATCCATCTTTAATTCTTCTCACTCGCATTGTTGTTGCTGGTATATGTCCAACGTATCCGATTTCTCCACGAGTTGTTCTTCCAATTTCTAAGTAGCCATTTCCTGTTGACTGAAGGTCTGTATAAACCTTTTCCATTGTTGCTGTAAAAGAGTCATCATCATTTAAAGATTCTAACCAGTCACGCATTTCAATCTTTGCTCGTTCAATTCTTTTTCGTGCTTTTTGTGTTGCACTGTTGTCTTCTGATGACTCAAGTCGCATCATTGTTCTTGGAGATATATGGAACTCATATCCAAGTCCTACAATGTTTTCTACCTTGGCATCGATTGCTGCGTGGTTTGCAAAAGATGTGTCGTAATAGTTTGCTAACTCATAAAGATTCCATGGTGGTGTGATTACGTCAAACATGCCATAGCCGTTTACATATACTAATCCTGGGTTTATTTCTTTTGACTGTGCTCCATCAATACCGCTTTTTCCAGCAAGTGCTGCAGTTGTGTATTGTGTAGTTGGCTCAACCATTTTGGTTGAAGATCTGCTTATACGTCTTTTAAAATTTGCTTCTAATCCATCAAGAGATTTTAGTGTGTCCCAGTTACCATTGAATGGGTCTGACTTTGAAAATGTGTCATCTTTCTTTATTACATCATCAATTCTTGCGCTGATTTCGTACTCATTCTCTTCCATAATTATTCCTCATCGCCATACTTAGCAATTGTATCTTTTGCTGCTTGTACTGCTCCAAGGTCGTTGAGAGAGGGAATGAGTCCAGCCTTTAAACGATCAACTTGTTCTGAGTATTCTTCCTCTGTTACTCTTGTTAGTCCTGGAACAAATACGCATGTACCGTCTCCTGGATCTCCATAATACATAGCAGTTTTTTTTAGTTCTGCAATTCTAGAAATGTCATTCTTGTCTGACGGAATATTGAGGACTGAGCCATTTCCATCTGTAAACCATTTTCCATTTGCCTTTTTATACACATAAAGACCCCAGTCATAGTTCTTTTCTATGACTTGTCGTCTAACATTTTTTACAATTGGTTGACCAGTTTTTGGGTCTATTAGTGAATCCATATCCATAAGTATACCACATTACACTGGATCTTGTACGAACTGATTCCAATTTACATCAGTAAAGACTGTATATGAGTATTCTCCAAAGTTAACTGGCCTTTCGTCATCTACAATAATCTTATTTGTTCCAGTATAACTCTTATAAACATCTGAAGGATCTACACCATAATAACTTGTCTCAGAAAGAACAAGAACCTTGTTCCAGTTAAACGATCCACTGTCCCAGAACTCCCAATCAAGACCGTATGAGCCTAAAACCTTGACTCTAAACCATGGTCTTTCTGATATATTCTGAACTTCTTGCAGGTTGGTAGACTGATAGTAAGAAATGCTGTTAAACAGTAAGGGTCCCGTTAATCTGACTGCCCCTTCAAAAAATGAAAAATTAAGGCTGCTTGAGAAGTTAATTCCAAGGAATCCCCACTCTTGTAAAGTTAGGATAGGCTCTTTTACTATCTTGCCGTTCCAGTAGAATCCAATACCATTTTGAACAAGACCTGTTTTTGCATCTATTGCATAAATTTTTGCTCTTCTTCCAGAAGGGTCATTAGCAACCATATAAAATTTGATGTAAGAGTCTTTGCTTTGTATTTCAAATATTTGTGTCGGAGCGTATGGAAAATAGTCTCCATCAAATCTAACCGCCATCTGCATTGCTATAACCTTAAAACCTTCAGCCCTGCTTTCATTTACAGGAATTGCTAGACCCCTGTTAACAAGTGGGTCATGTTTGCCCTTTAACTGAATACCACTTGTTTTGGTTAGATACAAATATGGAGATGATCCAGTATAAATTGAAAAAGGATTATTCTTTTTAAAATTATAATAAATTCCAGTCTTAGTATATGGATATATTGAAGTTCCAAATCTTGTGCCAATAGCGCTGGCATCAGACTCATTCAGTGCTTGAGAAGCATATGAGAGTTTTTTGATTGAAACATTATTTGTTTGTGAATCTTTAACATTCATTTCTATATGGGTAACAATAGACAAATCATTAAAGTCTACACCAGTAGGTGGGTAAATAATCATGTTATCTACAACTTCATACTTTGTTGTCATCCAGTCTGAGCCAGGAACCAGTATTCCATCTCTTGACGGTCTTTTTGTTTTTGTAAAATAGAATGGCGTTTGATTTGCACCTAACTCTGTGTACTGAAATGTTACATAGGTTTTTACAACCGCACCATCGGTGTCATATCTGTAGTCTTTTGCTATTCTATTTTTTAAATCTTCATAATCATTGTAACCAGTAAACAAATAGTTATCTAAAGACGTATATGTTCTTTGTACTGGAATTCCGTATTCGTTTGACAAATCTGCGTATGTCCAATTCTCGGGCTCTGTTTCTATCGCTATGGTTTTTGATGGTATTGGGTAGTCAATATTAAACTGAATAAAATCAAGATCAAAATATTGATCTCCTCTTTTATCAAGAACAGACTCAGCAAAATATGTTAGTGGTAGTTGATCTTCCCAGTATGCATTAGCAGAAACTGTAAGTTTGTATGTGTCAAAAACTGTATCTGGCAAAAGAGTATAACTTGCAATATGATCAATAAGATAATCCTCATTAAAAGACGTAACTCCTCCACCAGAAATAGATCCGTTTGCAATGTCAGTTAGCCCACCATAAGGTGGTGCAGATGTAGTATCTAGCCCTCCATCAATACTGATTAACTGGTTATTTTGATAAACACCAAACAGATCTTCGTTCCAAACTGGAACCCCTATTTCATTAAACAAAGATTTAATCTTTTGAAAATTATATTCTGTACATAATCCAACACTATATATTTTTCCAGTAAACGTTGACAAGCCACTTTTGTCTCCTCCAACATACATTCTTAAATCTGATAAAGATCCAAAAAAATCTGATGCTGGGTTTCCAAATCTTGCAACAAATGCTGGAATGTTTAGTCCTATGTCAACAAGTTCTCCTGGCTCTGCAATCAGTGGTGAGTAAATAGTTTCTGAAACTCCATTATAGTTTATTACATAAGATATCTGATTGTTTAACAACTGTATTAAAAAATAACTTTTTGTATTTTCTTTTTCAATTCTAAAAAGTGTTTGAAGAGAACTAGAAGTTTGTGGTAATCTAAAGCAACCATAAAAGGCAGAAACTGGTGTTTTCATAAAGTCAAAATTTTTAAAGAAAAGATAGCCAGATATAGAATTCCAAGATGTGTTTGGTCTAAAGGTAAAAAAGTCTCTTGTGTCTGAAGGCTGTATGCTCATGCAATTTAGCATAAGTTCTTTTTCAGTTCTTGATGACAAAACTATTTCTGGAAGTGGATGAGATAAAACAGAAAGAGACTTATTTGCAAATGTTGCGTTATCACTAAACCCCTGATTCCAAGAACCAATTTTTGGATATGAGTAGTTTGATGTATAGTCTGCAAAAGCATAGTCAATAAATACTGAAGTTCCACTATAAGATGTATTGATGTTTTCTGGAATATCAACTCCTTGACCAAATACAAATCTTCTCTTTGCTACTGCTGTTGCTACAACATATGGATAAATTCCAACACAATCTATTTCTATTGGGTATATATCTTCATATGCATAAAACCCTATCCAGTCTTGATCTTTGCCAGATAAACTAGTCATAGGTGGAAGATAAAGATCTTCTGTTAAATAGTTTAAAGATATAACCTCTTGACCATTTATAACAAGTGATGCCGTATCTTTTGCTATACGCATATGAACAAGCATTGGCCTTGTCCATTCTCCAACATAGTATGCACCGTATTGGTTTCCAACCTTTAAACCTATTGATGGTCCATCAACATATATACCGTCCTGTGAAGAAATTGGTCCGATAATTCTTTTTCTATCATTGCTATATGAATTTACTCTAAGCCAAGTTTCAAAAGTATACTGTTTAAACTTTCCAGACTCATTTAACATACCAGCACCAGGAATTATAATAGAAGGGTTTTCTCCATTTGGATAAATAGAAGTAAGACCTGATGTTCCATAAACCATAGGTATGCCAGAATTTTTAGCCTTAAGCATGTTGTCAGAAATCAAATAATAAGCATCTAACTCTTGCAATCCATAACACTTTGAAACTACCGCTTCTGTTGAAGAAATTGCAATATCTTTGTCAGATATGTCGATTGATTCTACACCAAGAGAGGTTGAGGCAAACTCTTCTGACCATTGCCCAAGTGTTATTCCATTTACCAAAAACACATCTTCTGTTTCTGATCCACCAATAAAGTTTATTTTAAAAACAAGTTTTAATTTTGCATCATCTGGTGGAGTATCGAAAGTTTCTGATATAAAAATCCAATTGCTATTTATTACTGTATCGTAGTTTTTTAAGTGCCTTACTTCTTGACCGCTTGTTGTATCTGTATACTGATAACCAATCTCAAACCCAGCAATGTATGCACTCTCAGAATAGAAATATCCACCGACAGAAAATGTTCTCAAGTATTCATTAAGGTCTTTTAAATCCATTATTTCATTACTTACTGCAATTATTGAAGCAGACTCATTGTTTGTTGGTGTTGCTGTTATTTTTCCTACGTAACTATTTATAAAAGGCTCATCTGCTGATTGTGGATAGTTTTGATATGTGCCACCTACAATTGTCCAATTTGATAGACTTCTTTGAGATTCTGAAATTAAAGAAATATAGTCTGCTTTATCATCCAGCGCCCATAGACCAGTCGGATGCTCAGCAAAGACTTTTTCTGCATATAGGTTTGATGGATTAGACATTATAGGTCTATTTTACCACAGAAGACTACTTGTTTATTTTAATTTCACAGTAGTCTGTTGTACAGTATGATTCGCCTTGAGCCTCAAGATTATCCACACCGTCGTAAATTGCACTGAAGTCAATGTGCTTCAACTTGCCAATATATGACTCATATTCTTCTTCAGTAATTTGAGTGTATGGTTGCTGTGGATAAACAGTATTTCCCATTGGAAGGAATGAGACTGCCTTTAATTGTCCCTCATACATATGTAGTGCTGGAACAACATGCTTTGATTCTGTTTCCTTGTCAAATGAAAGAGTTACAGAAACACCATTGTCTGACCAGTACTTTTGAGCAGTTGCTGCAAGTGCAATCTTTTCAAATAATGTAACATCCTTTTCAGATCTTGGATGACCTGACTTGATTGGGAAATAAACTACTGATGTGTTTGCTGATACTACGTCATCTTCGATTGTGTACCCCGCTGCTTTAAACAAGTGCATCATTGGGTCTGTGCTTCCAAATCTAACTGCACGAAGGAAGAAGTTTCCTCCAGGTCCCCAGTGAACTCCAGGAGTTGCACCAGAAAGAATGGAGACTGATCCTGATGGCTTAACAGTTGTTACACGAATTGATTCACGAACACAAAGCCATTCTGAATACTGATGATCGTAATGACGAATCTTGTTGTATCCTTCATCCATCCACTCACGAACAATTGGCAAACCCTTTTGATCTGCAAAGGATGCAATACCTGTTAGTGATGTACCAATGCGACGGTTACGCTGCATGATACCGTTTGTTTGTGGCCAATGTGTTGGAACAAGTGTTACAGTCTTTCCATAAAGGTA